TGACGCCGACCAGGTGCAGTCGATCGCTTTGGCTTAGTCAAGAGCGGGCTAACCGCTCATGGCAACATACACAGTTACCAACAAGTACCTGATTGACAACTTTGCCGTACTGCAACTCCTGACCCCATCGGAGATTGCAGTCGGCAATTCAATCACGGTTGCTGGGGTTGATGCAACATTTAACGGTACCTACACGGTGCGCGCATTGCCACAGTATTTGTTTATTGGTATTGATACGCAAGGCGATCTGCTTTACGACTACCAGTTTCCTATTGCCGATCAGGTGTTGTATGCCAAAACCGCTAATGGCGTTGATCGAGTGGCGGCGTCTGGCACCGTGTCCTATGCGCCAGTTTGCACATGGGTAACGGCCTCGGATGTTATGATTTATCTTGGCATTACCATTGCTAACCCGTCAGACGATTACACGTTGCTCACGCAATCCGTGTCAGCAGGCAACCAGTTCTGTTATCGCAGGCGTCAGGAAAGCGGTTATATCGACTCCCTAACGACCTCGCCAGGCGGAGACGCAACATTAGGCACCTTGATGTATTGCGCCGCTCTATGGCGCTCTAGAGGGTCAATAGAGGCAACCTACGCCACGTTTGACGGCATGGGTTCGGCACCACAGCAAAGCCTGACCCCGATCGTCAAGCAGCTGCTTGGCATCCCACGTCCAGCGGTTGCCTAATGGCTTACACCGACCTGTTCAACGAAGCAATTGATGACGTCACCGCAACGCTGACCGCTGTGTCTGGGCTCCGTGTTGTCAACGACCCAACAAAACTTGTGCCAAATTGCGTGTATTTGGATGCACCAAACTTCACAACAATTGCTGGCAACGGCAACGTGATACGCCTCGAGTTCCCTGTAAAGGTGATCGGGTCAGGCCCAGCAGGTCTGCCGGTACTGCGTCAAATTTTAAGCATTGTGGCAAGCGTGCTTGGCTCGCCGATTATTGTTATGGCTGGCCGTCCGTCAAGCCTTGAGATTGGTGGCGCGCTATACCCGTGCTACGACCTTGATTGCGCTATCCAAGCCCAGACTTCGTAATCCACTACGAGCGAACATAAATAATCTAATATCAGAACAGAACTAAGGAGCAACACACATGGCTAGCGCAACATACCTCTCGAATCCAGTCCTCACGATCAACAGCGTTGATTTGACCGACATGTGCACCGCAGCGACATTGACCTACCTGGTTGAAGCGCTCGAAGACACCGCATTTGGCACCAACTCACGCAGTTACACCGCAGGCCTTGCCAACAACGAAGTAACCTTGACGATGTACGCATCATTTGCTGCAACCGAAACTTACGCAACATTGCAGCCTTTGGTTGGCACCAAAACCAACATCACCTTGCAACCAGCATCAGGCAGCGAATCAGCAACCAACCCAAAGTTTGTTTTGACTGGTTGCTACCTTGAATCATTGCCAGTTATCAACGCATCCCTTGGCGAATTGTCAACCTATGACCTCACGTTCATGGGTGGCGCGTTGACGATTGACACCACCGTATAAACAACGGCTCCAAGCCGACATAGGAGAAACATGAAAATCAAGTTGGAATTAAAGCGCACGCCCGACAGCGCGCCCGAGTACTACTACACCAACCTGTTTGTGGTTACCGAATGGGAACGGCTTGAGCGTCGCAACATTCAGCAACTATCAACGCAACCGCTTTACAGCGATTACTGCTGTTGGATGCACACGATTTTAAAACTTAAAGGCGAGCAAGTTGGCGACAACTGGCGTGAATGGATTAGCAAGAACCCAGAGCTGGAGATCATTCCGGTATTGGACGAGACTGACCCAAACCCTACGGACGCGGCACCTACCGCCGCCAACTAGCAGAAATACTGGTTGCGGTCGGTTGGTGGCCTAGCGACATTGTGTTTGACGCTCGAGACATAGCAACGGTCATTAAAGTGCTTAACGAGGCAAACAAAAAACGGAGATGACGTGGCGGTTGTATCGGCAAGGGTTGAGGTTGTAGGGCTCAAGGATGCTTTAAAGACCCTAAACAAGATTGATAAATCTTTGCGCCGAGAAATTACCAAGGATTACAAGCGCATTGTTCAGCCTGTTATTGACGACGCAAACAAGCTTGTGCCTACTGGCGTCCCGTTGTCTGGTATGGCGCGCAACTGGCAGACCAAGTCTGGGTTTCAGATTTTGCCGTGGATACCTGGCATGAAACAAAAAATTGCTGCCAAAATCAATACTCGAGCGATCAAAGAGTACGGCGGTAACACCACAAATGTGGGCACGTTTGCTATTCAATGGAAAGGCGCAACAGGCACGATGTTTGACACGTCTATGGCTGGCTCGCTTGGCCGTGCGTTAACTGCACGCTATGGGAGTCGTTCGCGAGTAATGTGGAAAGCGTACGAGCAACGCCAAAGTGATGTCATGTCCGAGATGGAACAATTGGTCAAGCGCGTCATGGAAGAAGCGAACAGAGAGACCGCGTAATGGCAATTAATATCCCGATCATTTCAGAGTTTGACGGCAAAGGGATTAAGAAGGCTATTGCCCAATTTAAGCAACTGGAAACAACGTCAGAAAAAGCCCAGTTTGCTATCAAGAAAGCGGCGGTGCCGGCAGCTGCGGCGCTTGGCGGTTTGGCGTTGGCGCTTGGTGACGCAACCAAGGCTGCAATGGAAGATCAGCAGGAACAGGCGGCGTTAGCGCTTACTTTGCAGAATGTGACTGGCGCGGGAGCCGCGCAAACCGCACAGATTGAAGATCAGATCAGCGCAATGTCTCGAGCGTCTGGCATCGCTGACACCGAGTACCGCAAGAGCCTTGAGGCTTTGGTGCGCGGTACAAAAGATGTTGACCTTGCCATGAAAGACATGAATCTTGTCATGGACATCAGCACAGCGCTCCAGATGGACAGTTCCACCGTGGCCGACGCATTGGCCAAGGCATACCAGGGCAACTTTAAGGCGCTCCGATCATTGACTCCAGAAATGGCAACAATGATTAAAGAAGGCGCAAGCCTGAACGAAGTCATGGACGTGCTTGGCGGTACGTTCGGCGGAGCAACCGCAGTTGCAGCAGACACCGCTGCAGGAAAAATGAAAATCTTGTCTAACTCAATTGGCGAAACAAAAGAGTCAATCGGTGCAGCGCTGTTGCCCGTGCTTGAAGCCGTTTTACCTGTGCTAAACAAATTTGCTGCATGGGCTCAAGACAACCCCAAAGCATTTCTTTTCATTGCTGGAGCAATTGGCGCAGTCGCCGCAGCAATTGTCGCCACTAACATTGCAATGGCACTCAACCCATTCAGCCTTATTGCAGCAGGCATCGCATTGCTAATTGTAGGTTTAGTTGCCGCATACAACAAGTTTGAGTGGTTTCGCGATGGAATTAACCTTATCGTTAACACCGTTATCGGGTTTTTTGCTGGCATGGTCAACGCTGCAATTGGCGCGGTCAACGCAATTATTAGCGCGTACAATTCAATACCGTTGTTGCCAGATATTCCAAAAGCCCCAACAATGCCAGTACCACAGTTAGGTGCAACAGGCCCAGCAACACAAGTTCCGCGCAAGATTCCGCGCATGGCTGAAGGTGGCATCGTAGATCAGCCAGGTGGGATGCTTGCTGTGATTGGTGAAGCAGGCCCAGAAGCAGTCGTGCCATTAGACCGAATGCAAACAGGCGGCGGAATAACTATCAACGTCACAGGCGGACTTGCCACAAGTGCCGAAATCGGTGAATCGGTCGTTAACGCTTTGCGCGCCTATTCGCGTAGCGCTGGGCCGTTGCAGTTACAGGTGGCGTAATGCCAGGCACAGCCGTAGTCAATTCAGGCAACTATGACCTAAAGATCGCAACAGGTTTTCAAGTTGACGCGTTCGTGCTCGACGACTCATTAAAGGGCGTGCTTGACAATACGACCTATGTGCTGGACGGCACAACCGAGTTTTCCGATGTCATGGACTCAACTATCAGCATCAATGTGCGCCGCGGTCGCCGTGACGTGGGCGATCAGTTCAGCGCCGGCACAATGACATTTACCATTCAGGACGTGGACGGGATATTTAACCCGTTTGACCAGAACAGCCCGTTTTACGACACTCCGCAATCTAAGCCTGGGCTTGCCCCATTGCGCGCAGTACAGCTCATCCGTTACAGCAACACCAATGTGCCCGAATCATTGTTCAGCGGTTATGTCGTCAATTATGATTACAACTTTGCGCTTGGCGGTCTAGACACCGTTACCGTGTATTGCGCTGACCAGTTTTATCTATTGGCACAAACCTACTTAGACGAATTAAACGTCACTACGGAAACATCAGGAGAACGCATAGAAACAGTCCTAGATCTACCAGAAGTTGACTTTCCTGCAGGCGCTCGAAGCATCGCTACAGGCACCGTCAACCTAGGCCACGACAGCCCTTATACCGTGCCGGCAGGAACAAATGCGCTGCAATACCTAACCCAGATCAACGAAACCGCCGAGTTTGGGCGTTTGTTTATGTCAAGGGCTGGGGTGCTTACATTCCAAAATCGCATCGGTACAACTTTAAGCGCGCCTATGGCAGAGTTTAAAGATGACGGCACAGGGTACAAGTTTGATGGCGTAGGCATCTCATTTGAAGCGGATTCGGTAATCAACAGATCAGTTGTTACAGGCTTAGACGGGGACAGTTACACAGCAACGGACGCTGGCTCAATCGCCACATATTTTATACAAACCTCAAGCATCACTAACAGCCTGTTGCATGAAGCTGCGCAAATACAAGCAGCTGCCGAATACTTGCTAAACCCAGAGCCCGAACCGCGCTATACGTCCGTGGCAACCAAATACCTAATGCTGACCACAGCCCAAAAAGACACCTTGGCAACTGTTGATATTGGTGACACAATCAGCGTAGAAAAGACGTTTGCTAGCGGTACTGGCACAAGCCAGTTGGCTCAAGAGCTGTCAGTTGAGGGCATAGAGCATCGTCTGGATTTCAGCACAGGCCACAGCGTGCTGTACTCAACCGCGCCAACCACGATCGTCTATGAACTCATCTTGGATGACGCGGTGTATGGCACACTCGACGCAGAGAATGTTTTAGGATAAGGAGCACTTATGGCAACTAGGCAAAGTTTCACCGCTGGACAGGTACTAACCGCCGCGCAACAAAACGCTTTGGCTACCGCGCAAATTGCGTTGAACGCACAAACAGGCACGTCGTACACCGCTGTGCTCGCAGACGACGGCGATCTCGTAACGCTTGACAATGGTTCAGCAATTACTTTTACAATTCCACCATCCAGCAGCGTTAACTTTGGTATCGGCACCCAGATCAACATCATGCAACTAGGCGCAGGTCAGGTCACAATTACGCCTGGCGCTGGCGTCACAATCCGATCGGCCAACTCACGACTCAAAACCACAGCACAGTATTCTGTTGCAACTTGCGTAAAAATCGCAACGGACACTTGGGTCGCTGTCGGCAGTCTCAGCGCATAACGCTATGCAAATCTTGGCCATTGACGGCATACCTGCATTAGATGTTGAATATCTATTAGTTGCTGGCGGTGCTGGCGGTGGCGGCGACATCGGCGGTGGCGGTGGTGGTGGCGGTGTATTAAACGCAACGATTGCTCGAGCGGTCAGCACAAACTATTCGTTAACAATTGGCGCAGGTGGTGTAGGCGGATTGAACTTGCAGCGCGGTGCAGACGGCAACTCAACAACAGGGTTTGGTCTTACTGCCACATACGGCGGAGCTGGTGGTGCCACCACGTTGCTCAATGGTTCACCAGGTGGCTCAGGCGGTGGTGGTTCACAAACAGGTACCGGTGGCGCTGGAACATCAGGCCAAGGAAACAACGGCGGTGCAGGTGTCTCGTCAACAAGTTTTGCTGGCGGTGGTGGCGGCGGCAAAAACGCTGTCGGTTCAGATGCAACTGCTTCACTTGCCGGCGCTGGCGGTGCTGGAATTACCACAACTATTAGCGGTTCAAGTCAGGTTTACGGCTCAGGCGGTGGTGGTGGTTTCTTAAACACAACTTCAGCAAATACTGGGAACCGTGGCATCGGTGGAACTAACGCAGGTTCAGGCGGCGTTTCATCGGGCCCGAGTGGAACGATTATTAACACAGCATCCGCTGGATCTGCCAACTTTGGCGGCGGTGGTGGTGGCGGTGGTTGGAACACAGGGTCAAACTCTCAAGGAGCGTCTGGTGGTTCTGGCGTGATTGTTCTCAAATACCCAGAGCAATACACCATTACGGTCGGCGCAGGTCTAACAGGTTCAACAGCAACAGTTCCTAACGGTTTTAAAGTTACAACAATTACCGCTGGTACAGGAAACGTGAGTTGGGTGTAATGGCACACTACGCATTTTTAGACGACAACAACATTGTGACCGAAGTAATTGTCGGCATTGACGAAACTGAACTTATTGAAGGCTTAAGCCCAGAAGAATGGTATGCAAATTACCGCGGCCAAACATGCAAACGCACGTCTTATCACGGCAACATTCGAGGCCGCTACGCCGGCAAAGGTATGCGCTATGACGAAACACTTGACGAATTCGTAGAAATTACAGAATGAAATGGCTGTTGAGATTGTGGTTTCTCTGGTCGGTGGGGGTTTCGCTGTGGTGGTGGCGCTCATCAGCAAAATCGGATACGACAACAAAAAAGACCACGGCATCGTACACAAAGCCTTAGGGCGAATAGAAGAAAAGATAGACAACCATGTTGAAAATCACCGATAAAGACAAAGCAATGTTTGCTAGTTACCTGCGTTCAGTTGTCGGCGCACTCATTGCTGTTTACTCGACAGGCACCACAGACCCAGCCGACTACGGCAAAGGCGCGATCGCTGCAATCATCCCACCATTGCTCCGCTGGGTAAACCCAAAAGACGCAGGATTTGGTCGTGGCGACAGCCAAAGCTAACCCCAACTCACGGCCATATATTGGCAATAGTGACGGCCCAGCAGCAGGCCCACGTGCCGGCATGAATGAGTTTATTAAACAAGTGATTAATCATTCTGGTGGCGCGCTTTGGAACAACGGGTCGTACGGTCAGCGCGACATGAAAGGCAAGCCAGGCAGTTTGTCCGTGCATGCAACTGGTCGCGCGGTTGACATGTCGTATCGAGGGAGTGCACGTCATCCGCAATCGTCACGCAAATCAGCATTGCCATTTATTGAGCGTATGGTTGCCAACGCGAACGATCTTGGAATCCAGATGGTGATTGATTACTTCCCATCGCCGTACGGTCGCGCATGGAAATGTGACCGACAGGCTTGGCAGAAGTACAGCAAGCCAACAGTCAGCGGTGCACCTGGCGGAGACTGGTTCCACATCGAGATATCACCACAAGCTGCGGATTCGGTGATCTTCGTCAAAGCCGCATTCTTAAAGGTGTTCGGGGAAATCCCACCCAAGGCTTGATCTATGTTCTAGGGTCGGAGTACCGACAAAAGGACAGGCAATGACTGAACCGCAGATCGTTGATTACAGCGTCTATACAGGAGTGATGGACAACGGCCAAGAAATCTTGGT